TTGTCGTACCCTTGATTACTAGATTTGAGCCATCATCGTTAAAGCTCAAGAGTTTAGCAGTCCAGTCCCAATAGCCTATTGCTAGTAAGTTACGGCTAGGGTGAAATGCTACAGACTTAACCCCACGAGTATGTCTATGAACATTTGCCGTACCCGTGCGTACTAAGTTTGAACCGTCGTCATTAAAACTCCATAGGTTGGAAGGCCCATAACTATCAATTGAACCGGTTGCTAGTAAGTTACTCGTTGGATGAAATGCTACAGAAAGAACATAACCAGTTTGTACAATTCTTGTGTTAGCAGCCCATACTGGATTTGAGCCGTCGTCATTAAAGCGCCAGAGTTTGGAAGTCCCATAACTATCACTTGAACCGGTTGCTAGTAAGTTACGGCTAGGGTGGAATGCGACAGACAAAACCGGCTCACTATTATTCGGTAAGGTACTTATTTCTCTACAAAACTCTCCTACAAAAGGTTTACCACCTTTTAATTTATTATTCTTTTTTGAACGTTTAATCATTTATATAATAATCAATGATATTTTATAAATGTTATCTTCTACACTGGTCTATTTTATTTCTTAATTTTTTAATCCACAAAGTAGTTAACCTTAATTTACTATCTTTTTCAGGGATACTACTACTCTGTAATAAGCTTTCTAATTTTACTAATTTCTCTAGTAAGTCGGATGCCTCAGCACAGTCTCCAGGTATATTATATAAGCTTAACCAGGGTATAGAATCATATAGACTGATACAACTCGTATCATCAACAGAGCAAAAACCAGTCACTCGAGCTGCCTGAACAACAGGTTGAGAGTAGCTATCTTCGACACTAGTGGGCGGTAATCCTTGCTGTAATGATTCACGGGATGAAAATTCTAAATATTTTTGTGCTTTCATACTATCGGGGTTCGCTTTACTAGCCTGATTATATATTTCTAGAACATTTCCTACCTCTTGATTTAATACGCTTCTCATTGTAGATTTTGACCATGTACCGTCTAATTTGGGATTTTCGGTGAGTTTTCCTATTAGTTGTGTAGCTAGACGTCCCTTGGTTAAGGCGAGTCGTCGACGGTATTCTGTAGATAATTTACTACAATCCCAAAGTTTAGCAGTCCTATCAAATGAACCTGTTGCTAAAAAATGTCCATCGGGATGGAAGGCTACAGATCTTACCCAGTCTGTATGCCCCGTTAAAGTTTCGATACATCGTGGATTAGAGCCGTCGTCATTAAAACTCCATATTTTTGCGGTGTTGTCTCGAGAGCCTGTTGCTAAAAAATTACCATCGGGATAGAACGCAAGAGAAGTTAGATACTGAGTATGCCCAGTTAAGGTAGATATACATACTAGATTAGAGCCGTCGTCATTAAAACTCCAGAGTTTTGCTGTGTTATCCGATGAGCATGTTGCTAGTAAGTTGTGACTAGGGTGAAAAGCTACAGAATTAACTATATGAGTGTGCCCATCAACATTTGCCGTATCCGTACATACTAGATTTGAGCCGTCTTCATTAAAGCGCCATAGTTTCGCTGTTTTGTCATCTGAGCCGGTTGCTAATAAGTTACGGCTAGGGTGAAACGCGACAGAACGAACATCGTCAGTATGACCATTTGCCGTATCCGTACATACTAGATTTGAGCCGTCTGGATGAAAACTCCAGAGTTTCGCTGTCTTGTCGAATGCGCCTGTTACTAGTAAGTTACGGCTAGGGTGGAATGCTAAAGAACTAACAAATTTCCTATGCCCATTAACATTTGCCGCACCAGTGCATATTGGATTAGACCCATCTGGATTAAACCGCCACAACTTTGCTGTATTCTCACCAGATCCTGTTGCTAGTAAGTTACCGCTATGGTGGAAGGCTACAGAAGTAACCCAGTTAGTGTGCACTCCAAGATTTGCTGTAGCAGTGCATACTGGATTTGAGCCGTCTGGATGAAACCGCCAGAGTTTTGCGGTAGTATCAAAAGAGCCGGTCGCTAATAAGTTACAACTAGGGTGGAATGCTACAGAAGTAACCTCACGAGTGTGCCCAGGTAAGCTGCTTATTTCACTACAAAACTCACCTACAAAAGGCTTACCACCTTTTAGTTTATTATTCTTTTTTGAATATTTTACCATTTATATAATATTCACCGATATTTTATAAATGTTATCTTCTACACTGGTCTATTTTACTATTTAATTTTCTAATCCATACTCCAGTTAACCCTAATTTTTCTATATCTTTCAGGATACAATTATTACTGTTTAAGAGGTTAACATTTTATTCATATAGTACTAGACTACTTTTTTATTTTACTGTGTATATAACATTTTCTTAACTTTTCTTCTACTTCTACGACCTCCAGGCATTTTATCTCTATCTGCTTCTTGACGAGGACAGTCTATACAACGGGATTTACTTCTTTGGTTAAATATTTTCATATATTCCGGATCAGTCGCAGCCCGAGCGGCAGCCGCAGCATCATCCGCTTTACACCTTTCACACTGAGGAAAATCACTATTTGGGATTGACTTTTCCTCACCGCGTAAAAATTCTAAATATTTTGTAGCTTTCATCCTATCAGCGTTCGCTCTAGTAGCTTGAGTATCTAATCCTAGAACATTTCCTACACGTTGCTGTAGTAAATTTCTCATTAAATGTTTTTCCCTTTTATCTGTAGATTCTGTTAGTTCTCCTATTAGTGATGAAGCTAGACTTCCTTGTGTTAAGGCTAGTCGGCGCCTGTATTCAGTCAAATTACTACAATCCCATAGTTTAACAGTATTATCCCATGAACCTGTTGCTAATAAGTTACCCTTTGAATTGAAGGAGACTGATGTAACTCCGTTAGTGTGCCCGGTTAAGGTTTCGATACATACTGGATTAGAGCCATTATGTTCAAAAATCCACAATTTGGTTGTGTTATCTCTGCTGCCGGTTGCTAAAAATTTACCACTTGGGTGGAAAGCTACAGAACTAACCCCGTCAGTGTGTCCATTTAATCTGGCGATAGGAGTATTATCTATAGAACCGTCAGAGATAAAATTCCAAAGTATAACAGTCATGTCCAATGAGCTTGTTGCTAATATGTGCCTGTTAGGATGGAATGCTACACAAGTTACACTACCAGTATGTCCTATAAAGGTTTTGATACATTCTGTATTAGAACTATCTGGTGTAAAACGCCATAACTTAGCAGTTTTGTCCCGGGAGGCGGTTGCTAATAATTGTCCACTAGGGTGAAATGTGACACATCTAACATACTCACTATGCCCATCTAAGGTCGATATACTTACTGGATTAGAACCATCCAGTCTTACACTACATAATTGAATTGTATTGTTTAAGGAGCCGAACGCAAATAAAATAAGATTAGGGTGGAACACTAAAGCAGCACCCCCCGAACTTTGCCCGTTTAATTTTAATATAGGAGTTTGTTCTACAGAACCGTCAGGTCTAAAACGCCATAATTGTACATTATTGTTCCACTCGCTAGTTGCTAATAATTGTCCATTAGGATGAAATGCGACAGTATAGACAAAATTACTGTGTCCTCTTAATGTTTCGATACATCTTGGATAAGAGCCGTCCGGTCTATAACTCCAGAGTTTAGCAGTCATGTCAAACGAACCTGTTGCTAATAATTCATCATTAGGGTGAAATGCTAATGAAAGAACAGGCATAGTGTGACCATCCAATGTGCTAATTTCCCTACAAAAATTACCTACAAAAGGTTTACCACCTTTAAGTTTATTATTGATTTTTGAACGTTTTACCATTTATATAATAATCGCAGATATTTTATAAATGTTATAGACTACACGCCCATATTTTCCCTCTAAATTTTTAAACGATATTCAGGTTAAATTGCTATACATTTTAGAAATATTACTTTTATTTAATATTATCATTAAATCACTATTTTTTAGTTTATAGAATATATCTTATATGTAATTTTTAAAATTTATCCAAATTATTATACTATAAATTCTATATCAATTTCATATTGTTTATTTATAATATCTCTTAATATGTAGTAAATTATTATGGTAAAAATATAGGATCCTTAAAATAAACAGTATAGTTTTCATAGTTTTCAAAATCAATTGATAAATATTGAAGGTAAAAATAATCTAACATTTGTTGATATTTTTGTTTATCGATTGTCAATACCGGAATAATTGGATTTTGAATAAGTTCAATACCAGTAACTTTAATTATTTTTGAGAGTAATTTTATAGTGATAAATACTACCAATTCCCAACTAGTTACTTGTTCATAATATGGAATAGGTAAAATAACCCAAAATATTATATGTAGACATATATCTTGAAAAAATTTACTTTCAAATGTATACGTTTTTAATTTTTTGATTTCAAACTTCAATTGTAAATAAATATAGGATATATGAACTGAAATAGGTAATAAATTAATATTAATATATAAATTTTCGTAAAAATATGAAATTAAACTAGTAGAGTGTCCTTTATGTTGTAACATCAATATAAAATCAAATTCTCCATCTGTAAAAATATCATGAAATAATAGCATATTAAATGTAGCGTCTTTACGTGTATTACCTATAGCATTTGGTGTTTTTTGTTGATTTTTTATAAAATTATTTTTTGTTGCTATTATGCCATTAATTATAACATCTATTCCATAAAATAACTTAACATAATCTAAAGAATTGTTAAATTTATATAATATCCAGTCCATTAATTTATGATATTCAGCAATATCATCATTTATTAATTGACTCGGGCAAATATCATCTATGTAATTGATATGAAGCTCTTCATAATAGCATAATTCCATATTTTTATGTTGAAAATTTTCGAGTAAGTAATCAACATGGTGTAGCAGTCCAATAATTGGATTGCCGCCTAGTAATCCAACAACACTTCTATCAATTTCAGGATTTATGTCACGTATTTCATTAAAATATGAGTGTTGTAATGCCCTATTAGCACACCATCTATTTTCGGGTTTAGGTTCCAGCAATTTTAATAGTAAATCTAATCCGTCTTGTCCAAATACACGTTCAATACCTAAATATGAATTTAATGGCTTTGATAAATCGTGGTCTATTATTTCCCCTCTATAATTAATAGATAATTTTCCATAATCACGTATACTTAAATGTATCATTGATGATGCTAAACTAAAAATATCAGTTGAAAAACTTATCCGTTTTTCAGGAGCTTTTATTACATCGGTTGTTATATATGAATTGACTTGTTGTTTTAATGGACTAATACCTAAATATTTACTTAATCCAAAATCAATAAATTTAATATCAGTTCCATTTAACATAATATTTGGTAATTTAATATCGTTATGAATAAATCCTAATGAATGAATTGCATTTAATGCTTTTAAACATTTATAAAAAATAATTTTATATTCTCTATAATTAAATCGGCCTTTATTTTTACTTTCATCATCTTTATATCTAACACTAATTTTGTGTAAATCTGTATCTAATGATTCTAAAACTAAAAAACAATGATGTCGTGGTTCATCAAAACAAATACCAAATAAATTTACAGTGCTTGTTTCTGGATATTGATTTAAATGTTGTAATATAATAATTTCTTTAATCATATCTGGTTCAAGAATACTATTTGATACATCATTTTTATACTTTTTTAAAGTAACTTTTATATTACCATCAATAATAATAGCGGGATTTATTTCACCATAACCACCAGATACTCTTGATTGACCCGACGTAGGTAAAATCCTTATTTCATCCATTTTAAATATTTTTAATTCTCTTTTAGCTATTTTATTTAATTTCATTATATATTCCACAGATAAATTATAAAAAAAATATGACTGAATTTAAAATATATTATCATATTAATATGACAGTTGAATTTGTTATTCCAAAAGAACAAAATATTTCATAATTCATAACATATGCGTTATTACAAAAAAAACAATTATAGATACATTTATATGTGAAATAGAAAATTAAATAAATATCAAAATTGATACAACTAATTTTATATGTTTCAACAAAGGGTCAATTTGTAATATTAAAATTCAACAATCTTAAAGTCTTTGAATTTGTAATATATTTTTTACATAGATTTAGTAGTTATGATTTTATCGGTTCATAATGTCCACCTGTCCAATATATATCAATTGTTTTATAGTATGTTTTATGAATTGGAATAAATTGAATTATTTTATTAGAAGGGTCTCTATAATTATGAACATTAATACTCATATTCCATATATTACAAGCGGCTTGTATTTCAATAGCACCGCCCATTGTAGTAGTAGAACGCATATTATTGATATAGGATTGAACCGAATTATTTTCATATTCTATTATTTTATTTGTTTCAACACCTTCTATTATAGGTTTATTTTGTTCTAGATAATCACAAATTTTGTTTCTAATACTAATACTGTTTTCATTTATAAAATATCTTAAACTATCAAAAAGACAACTCATTATAAATATTATTATACATTAAAGATGAGATTTATATTGTATAATAATCACATATTTTATAACTATATCTTCATATGTAATAAGACTTTCTTTTCAATATAATGCTATAAATAACTAATTAATTTTTTATTACTATTTGTTTTAAATGATACATGATCTATTAAATAAATCATTATAGTTATCTTGTATTTTTACTCTTTTCAACTAAAATATAATTGTATTATATATAAATGAAATCAAAATCCAATCAAAAAAGAATGAAACGGTCCTTTCGTGCAATAAAAGGAGGAACCCCCGTAACTAGATCACAAGTTGAAATTGCGTTGGTTTCCGCTCAAGATTTAGTAAGAGAATTATCATCAATGCTATCTTTCATCGAACAAGAAGAACCTTTACCTATATTATCTATTGAAACTAATTTAGAATCTGCGAAATCATTAGTTAGGAACTTAAAATCTATGTTAATGACTGTAAAAAAAGAGACAAATCCTCTCCCCACACCTCCTGCTTATCCGACACATGAATTTAGTGAACAAGATGTGTTAAAAAAAATGGAACATTTATATAAGCTTAGAGAAGAAAATTGGAAGTGGGATAATCGATTCCAACCCTTTCCTAAACCCTACCCTCATGCATCTGTTGAAGATCGCTGGGCAGAAGCTGTAAACGAACTGCGAAAAAAAAAAGCCCAAGATGAATATGAAGCAAAACAAGATAGTGATATGTGGTTCTCTCGGTTTGACCCCGATGGCATACTTAAAAAGGCGGTTGATGCCAACAGAGGAAATACATAAACCGATGGCTACCATGACAAATAAAGGTCGATATCGTAAATCAAGGCTTAGCGTTACTCCGAAAGGCGTTCAAAAACAAAAAATATCTATAAATTTATATTTTTACAACTTTTTTCATTTTAAACGCCGAGACCCTTTCTTTGTTTTGCGTAATGACTTAAAACGTCTTTTCATACCACCCAATTTTTTTAGTAAGTTTTCTTGTTCAGTTATTGGTTTCGGGCGTTCTCCTGTATATAGATTTTCTCTCATAATGTTATTTTTTGTTCTTAATTCATAAATTTTGTCTACTGTTAAATCTCCATATTTTTCGTGTGCGAGTACTTCAGGCATATATTTAACTATTAAATCTTCGTTTACAGGCAAATTCAACCCTTCTTTATCGGTTATATTTATTAAAATGCGTTCATGTTCGGAACTATTATTTGTGACCTTATTATCACATAATTTTGATAATAATATTTGAGTGGCTATAGCAATTTGATTATCAGTTCTATAAAAATGTTTAACTATTACATCTAATGGGTTTTCTACAGAATCAAAAAAGCCGTTTCTCAATTTATATTTTACAAATCCTAATATACTTCCACCAGGTTCAATGCTAGTTATCACCTTCCCTTCTTGCGATAAACGTGGAAATGGTGTTTCTATTCCAGAATTTCTTAAAATTGTCGAACATATAACATCTTCACGCATAGGAAGAGCATCTTCGTGAGTAATTTCAAAAATGATAATTTTTATAATTTGCGAATAACCTTGGTCAATTTGCGTAGATTTATTTACTTTAGAATAATCATTCATATCCAAATGAAAAAGTCTTTCGATACCTATTGACCCATCGTGAGCAATTGAAGGAATATGTATTTCATCAACATTAGGTTGAGGTTGGTCTTTTGCTTTAATTGTATTTTTGATTATATTCAATACTTTTTGTAAACATACGTTAGATTGATTATAATATTCTGTAACTTGGGTTTGTTTGTCAATGTCTACACCATTTTTTTTCATATCACTAATATTTGTTTCTATCATTCTTCGCGTATGATTTATGTCATGTATAAAAAACTCTATCGGTGATTGAAAGAATTCGTCAACAAATTCTAATTTAATATTCAGTCCTATTGGAAATAATGGATAAGCTCTAAGTTTAATTAAATCAGTTGCTCCAATATATGCAAAGGTAGGAAAAATAAACAAATCTCTCAACGATATACAATATTCAACGTATCTCTCGTATCTATATTTATGGTAATAAGGAGGAACTTCGTGTATGCTTCGTATTATTATGTCATAAAAATCAATTATTTTGATTAAAACACGTATGGTTGGACCATATAAATAACTCATTTCTTCATTTGATGTTACTGAAAAGATTGAACATAATAAACTATCTCTTAGTTGTTGTAATATAGGATTTTCTCTACATTTATTTTCGATAATTTCTATGTCTAACCCATGTTTTAAATAATCAACGCAATCTTTGAGTTCAATAATTTGTATTGTTTCGTGACAACCCGAAAAGAAGCCTTTCATAACCAACTTATTATATTCAACGCTCTGTTGAGATATTATATTACGGACATATTGTTCATGTCTTTCTTTAATAACTCTAATTTTTTCGTCAGAATAACGTTCTTGTATTTGTCTTTCATACTCTTTATATTCTGATTGCATATATATACATTTAATATTCTTTTTGTGACTTTTTTATTAAAAAATTGTAATATTTGAATAAAATTAAAAATATGAATGAAACAGGTTCCGGTGAGTTGTTTCATAAGACTATTTTTGATTTTTGGGTTTATTGAACTGAAACCATAATATTAAATAAATGAATAAAAAATATTATAATAACAAACTAATTTTTTAACATTATTTTATCAAATCTTTCTTCTCTTAAATATTAATTTTGTTGGAATTGATGAAACACATTATTCATAAAAAATTTTCAAAAATGTATATATTGGCATTTAAAATGAAAAAAGGTATAAAAGTCTAATTTTTAAAATGTGTAAAAAAATACAAATTATTCCTGATGATGTTGTAAGGGTTAATAAAAAAATATTTATTATAGTAATACGTTTAATGTTTTACAAATTTAAACTTATCGAAACTATTACTAGAAAAATCAAGATATAAAGTGCCATAACTATTTGGATTTGTTAAAGATAATTCTTTATATAAATCAGTTTTAAATTCGGGTAATATAATAATATTTTCTAAATAGTTAGCTACGTCATGAATATTATTAATGGGATATATGGGAGGGACTGTATTCCGAATTTCAGGCATTCCAAACTCATGATAATCTCTATAATGTATATTTTCAAGTAATTCATTAAATTGGTTTATATAAGGAATAGACATATTAAGTCTACTTAAACTGATATTATGTTTAAGGTCACTAATTAAACGCAAATCATGTGATATATTTCTCATACCCCGATTAATCCAATATGCATTATGATCTGTAGGTCGAATTGATCCATCTGGATTTAAATTACCAAAAAAACCATATCCTTTTTCATCACCACAATTATAAGAACAAAATCTATTTTCTATAATTGAATTTCGATTATCATACTTACAAACATTTCTCATTAAATTTGGACTAGTTAATGTACCTGTTTTTAAATTCTCACAATTAAAATAACTACGTCCAAAATCAATTATAATAGGTATACAGTTTGTTCTTAACTGTATTAAACCAGAATCTGTTTTTATTTCTAATTCAATATATTTTTGCTCTGGAATTTCATAAATGACTACATTATCATTATGTAGATCGTAATGTGTAAAATAATCACCTAATTTACTTAGTGTTTTATATACAAGATATACAATTAAAATATGATTAGTAAGACGTGTTTGATATAATGGATTTATTGCTGATTTTTTAAAGAATTTTAAATTGTTAAAATATTCTCTTAAATTACATTTAATATTAATAAATTGTAAATAAATATTTATATGTTTTGGTTGTGAACAACTATTTTTAAGATTTTTGTCATGTTCTATTGGATTTAAAAAATTTAAATAGGTAGAAAAGCTTGAAAGTATACCGAAAGTTCCATAATGTTCATGAAACATTCTCCAACTATTTTCATTATTATACATACCTAACGCATATGTTCTAGGAAAAAAAGGAAAATATTTTGAAAATTCATTTATGCATTGACCCGCTATGTATTCATGATATAAATTATCATTACTTGAGCGAATATTACTTTTTAATATGACTGGTAATGTTCTACCATTATTATTATACGTTAATCTATGTAAAAATCCATTGTCTGAAGGAATACCTAATCTATGGATAGTTTGACTAAAATCATTTATATTATGAATACCATTAAAAAAAAAGTTTATAGATTGTAAACCCGGTTGAAACATTAAAAAATCATCAAATGATGGATACTTACCTAATTCTAAATTTAGAACGTAATTTTCAAATTCTAAATATGTGTTTAAATTGTTTTGAGTGGCAATTTCACGAACAGCCTCACAAATATTTTGATTTGATGTTTGAGAAGTCATTTCCAAATGAATTAATTCTGCCATATTAATTAATTCATCTCTGGTATGATAATTATATTTTTGTTTTTGTCGCTTTTGTTCTTTTGTCATTTCACATAATTTTCCAAATAAATATGGAGCAGTATTATTCATATACTATATTATAATTTAATATTTACGATGGATAGTTTATATCTTTGATAATAGCTGGATTAATTTCTACATAAGTACAAGATGGGTTTGATTCAGCCAAAGTTGGTATAATCATGATTTCATCCATTCTAAATATTTTTAATTCTCTTTTAATTATTTTATGCTATTTTTTTATTTATTCCACAGATAATTTATTAAAAAATATTATTGGATATTTTTAAATAGATTACATTAAATAAAATCACTTTAAGTAATTAAAAAATATGTGTTTTGCTCATTAAAACTAACAAATAGTGATATTTATCATTCTAATTGTGAAATATAATAATACCATTTGATGAGTTAAACAAAGCAAACTCTATTTAATTATCACTACTCCAATACATGCTGTAAAGTTATCCATTACATCTGGTTCCCATAATCCAGGGCCAAGCCAGGTCTCCCTACCATGTCTACCCACACCATCCCTTCCAAACCAACGAAACCCTTCACCCCCTCAGGTTCCAGGTCAGTCAAGCGTCCCCTAACACTGCTAGGCAAGGCTGCCTGAAAAGAACGCAATAGCCATTGAATTCTAATAGGATTACCACCTACATCACGCATATTAAAACTATTGACTAAAGTCATTAATCCGTTATTTTTATCAAAGAAAACCCCTGGTATTTGTAAGTTAGTACGTGAACTAGACTGACCATTTATAGTGTCAACTACAGGAGATGAATTAAACTTAAACTGTTTAATTTCTGATAGTGTAACTGAACCATTATTATTTAGTGTTTTAGTTTGAACATTTAAAATGACGTGTTCTTTTGGGTCACCTCGAAATACCCAGTCTAGTATATTCGCATATAGAGGGTCCTTAACGAAATCAATATCT